GCGCTAGTGATCTGCCCTTGCGCGTTAACTGCAATCGTAGGTACAGATGCCGCCAAGCCATAAGAACCAGAAGAAACACCTGTGTTGGCGATGTTGAATGTAAATGCAGGAGACTCATTTAATCCTGTGCCAGCAGAGTATGTGATTGGCGCATTGAACTGGATAAAGGTTAGCGCTGTAGTTCCAACAGTGATTGGAAGTGGTGTTTGTTGAACCCATGCAGTTGAAGCCAAAGTTCCAGAGATAACCAAAACGTAGTCGCCTTGGTCAATCTCGTTTTGACCAGTACCAGATGTGTCGTAGTCACTTGCACGAGTCAGAATAAAGGGCGTTCCTGCTGTACCAGCCTGAGTAACAACATAAATACCGTTGTAAGCCGCATTTCCACTGACTTCATTTTTAACCAGCACACGCTGAGTTGCAGTTGGCGATCCACCGCCCAATGACAACGCGCCATTGGCAGTAGCTGTGATTGTTGCTCCAACACCACTTGCGCCATTGTTGTAGGTGTACGCAGGAAGCGTAGTAATTGATGCGTAGTTAACTGGTTGGTGATAGTTCAAACCTGCCGCAATTGAGTCAGCGTAGTCTTTGTTGACAATGTCAGTTCCGCTGGTAGGTGCAGTAGTAATAGTTCCTGTAGTCATCGCTACAGAAGTAAACGTACCAGCCGCAGGAGTCGTAGCACCAATCACCGCGTTATTGATTGTTCCACCAGTAACCGCTGGCGTAGCAATCGTAGGTGTGTTGATTGTTGCGCTATCAATTGTCTTATTGGTCAGCGTCTGCGTACCAGTCAGCGTAGCAACAGTAGAGTCAATTGCAACTGTAACTGGCGTAGAACCGTTGTAGGAAGTACCTGTCAGTCCAGTGCCGATAGTCAAAGCATTAGACGCTGTAGCAGTCACAGTCACAGAACTACCAAGACTTACAGAGGAACCGTTGATTGTGATTGCGCTATTTGTCAGCGATGCGTTGGCAATGTTTGTCAGCGTATTGCTTGCGCCGCTGATTGTCTTGTTTGTAAGTGTCTGTGTTCCAGTCAGCGTCACCACAGTCGAATCGATCGCAATTGTGACTGCGGTAGAACCATTGTAGGAACTACCAGATAATCCTGTGCCAATGGTCAAAGCATTTGGTGATGCGGCTGTGATCGTTCCAGACGCGCCAAGTGCAACAGTAACGCCGTTGTAGGTTACCGAGCTATTTGTCAAACCCGCGTTAGGGATAGTAGCTACAGCGGTAAAAGCGCTTGTGCCATTACCAACTAAATAGCCAGTCAAAGTACCTACACCACTACCGCCACTACTAACGTTTAATACACCGCCTAGAACAATGCCACCACTTGTAGGAACTGCAGGTGTTAACCCTGTAGTTCCGCCGCTAAATGATGTAACACCACCTGATAGCGCAAACTGACGCCACGTGCCTGAAGCATAACCGTCAAACGTAGAAGTTGTAGTGTTGAATCTAAACTGGCCTTCAGCACCAACAGGCTGCTGCGCTGAGGTGCCTGACACTACAGTCATTGCGCCTGTACCTGGGAGCACAACGTTATCTGCAATAGTTAGCGTAGGATTGCCTGCGCCATTGCCATTTGCAACGCCAATCTGATTAGCAGTTCCAAGTATTTCTCTGCCTGCAATTGTAGTTCCACCCACCACAGCCAACATACCTGTGCCTGAGGCGTTTGCAATTGCCAAAGCAAGCCCTGAAAGCGCAATAGTAGGATTGCCTGCAACCCCACTGCCATCAGTAACAGCAATGCCACTGCCTGATGCAGTGATTGTTCTAGGCACCACCGTGGAGCCGCCTGTCTTAACAATAATGCCATTGCCTGCAGACTCTAAACTGCCAGACGTGCCATTCAAGGTTATTTGCAACGTAGACTGCGCGCCGCCATCGACTAAACCTATGCCTGTGCCGCCTGATAGAGCGCGGCTGTTAGCTAGTTGTGGAGTCTGATTAACCGTCAAATAGGTATACGGTTGACTTGGCGATGCAGCAATGGCGCCCGTTGTTGTCTGAACCGTGACGCCATTTTGAACAATAGGTACCGACTCGGTGCCTGTGATTGCGCCAGCTGTTGGCAATTGCGTAATTTGTATATTGGCCATATTACGGACTCAGGTTATCAAGGTTGCCATTGTTCTCTGGATCATCGGTATTTTGCTCCGGAGAGATGTTGTATGTATTATACGGTCCGGTGATCAGCGAGTCTTGATTTGCAGCTACACTGACATCAGGCCTAGGGAATCTAAGCGCAATCTTTTCAGGTTGCCGCGCAGGTAAACGATATGGGTCAAACTGATCTCTGCAGCCATTACCGCAGACTTTTAAGCCCGGGTTATTGCCGTCAGGTCCCAATTCAACGTACGCTCTCTTCATGTGACAACGGTCACAAATTGCAATACTTAAAACAGCATTGCCAAGAGTGTCAAGCGTACGTGGCATACTTACCTCGTATAGTAACTAATATTCGGAGCAAAGTAAATCGGACTCTTGTCTCGTTCTTCCTGCTCAGCAATATTCCAATACTTTTCAGCTTGCCCTTCAAGATATGCAATACGCTCTCCGGCAACTGTAGGTAGTTCCATAGCCATCTGATGCGCGAGCATATTCTGAATGGCCAGATACCATCTCTGAGGAATTTCTATCTCACCTGATAAATCACCTACATCCTGAATTTGCCGATGTCTCCAGACCACGAGTTGTGGCGCAAAAGATGATGGCGCAGGCCAAAGGTACATTGCAGGCTGGGGAATGTTACGGTCAAACCAAAATTGCAGCGGGTAAAGACTGGTGAAGTTCTTATTAGGCAGGTTGGTGTAGTCATCACGATTCAAACGAGCCAGCGGGATTTCATTGGCATTTGAGCCAAAAACCACCTGATAGACACCCATATTGGCGCCTGCTGTCTGCAGGATCCTCCAGTACGGCGTGCTGGCAGAAGGCTCTAAATCATAGTAAAGCCACGTGCCTGCAGCCCAAGTAACTGCTCCAGGAGTATAAACCGTTGTCCAAGTTGTGCCATCGGTAGAAGACTGAATTGAGATGGTCACTGAGCCGGATATTGCCGGTAGTATACCCACGGTCCCCATGTAGATGTCATTTCCAGACCCATTATTGATGCCAATATAGCCCGTGTTGGTGGTTAATTGGCAAATGTTGGTGTACTGGCCATCAAAAGCATTGGCTGTAACGCCAGAAGAACTGTTTGCGCCAGTTTTGTTGGCGGTGACTGTTCGGTAATTAGAATTCAAAACATCTACTGTGCCTGTTGGCAGATAGTAAACGTACTTGTCGGGGTTAAGACCTATGACGGTTTTATCAATACACCAGTATTGAATTCCACGATTTGCAAGATTAGAAAGCAAGTAATAGAGACTATCCTTAGATGCCGATACTTGCTCTGAAGTTAACTCTTCGGCCAGCTTGCCGGCGCGTCTGGCGCCATGGTCAATCAGATTCTGAACCGTGATTACTGTTTGGCCAACTGTTCCACTAGTGCTCATACATTACCACCCAGGACAATTCCAACGTTTAAGAGATGCGGCCTTACGAGTAAGCTCGCCTTTTTCATCGCGCTTAGGCCCCGGCATTCCAGACATTCTAGCACAAAACGAGGCTTTTCTTCCCGCATCAGCTTTTGTTTTTGGGTGCGGTGCAGGTGCTTTAAGATTAGAGCCAGTTGCTCGATTAAACTTATCACGCCCTTTTTGCGTTAATCCTGCGCCTTGACTTGTAGGTAGCTTCTCACCACGTGAGACTGAGAGTCTAGGGTCGCCGCCGTTTTTCATCTTCTGCGCGCCACGCTTAACTGAGTACGCAATAGCAACTGCTTGCTTAACCGGCTTGCCTGCCTTCACCTCAGCTGAGATGTTCTTCTTAAAAGCTTTATCAGATTTGCTTTTAATCAAAGGCATGATTAGCCGCAGAAAATAGTCACTGCCGCGCCTGTTGGCAATGTGACATGAATGTTTGTGTTGAAGCGGATACCGTTGCCGGGGATCAGCGTCGAGAT